CCACCGACACCATACATATACCAATATTGTTTACCCTTGTAGTCTGAACTAACTGAGCCCCAATTTTGGTTGAATGTTCTACCAGCTTCGGTTTCGAACTTAGCGCCTTCAGCGAAAGCACTTACATCATATCCATCGATATCACCAGCTAACTTCTGTGAGTAAGTAGCGATATTCTGTTTGTATAGATTCTGTCCGTGTCTTTGTGGAGCGCCAACTATGTATGCTTCAACTCTGTGTCCATCGTTGATTGCATATGTAGCACCCATATAGTAAGCCCAAGCATCTGTCCAAGTAGCATCAATAATACCATCACCAGTCTTACGAACAAGTGTACCACTAAGTGCTAACTTATCGTTCATCATAAGACCTGTATTATAGTTCAGAGTAGTTTTCAAGAAACCACCTGCACCAAACTCTTGCTTATACTTACCACCTCTTTCGAAAGCGGCAGGGTCGGTTATGATGTTCATAGTTCCACCAATAGATGGTGTAGCCAAGTTGACAGCTGATAAACCACGTTGCATCTGAATTGATGCAGCGGCATCTCCAACACCATCCCAATTAGACCAGTATACCCACCCGTTTTCCATATCATTTTGCGGTACACCGTTAATCATAACTGCTACGTTTCTCTGGTTGAATCCACGAACATTAATACGGGCATCACCCGCACCACCACCTTGTTGTGTTGCATATACTGATGGAGTTGTATTAAGAACCATAGGGATATCTTGAGAACCAAGACGAACTTCCATATCTTCCTTAGTTACCATCGAGTAAGCAACAGGTGTTTTTTCATCAGCACGAGAAGCCAAAACTTCAACGTCTGATAATTCAATCACGTTTAGTGGTAAAACAAAAGCCATTGTTAAATCATTATCGCCCTCATTTAACTGAACCATTTGTGATTGTGGTTTAAATCCAATAACTGTAGCTGTAATTGTGTAGCTTCCAGCACCTAAATCGAGCATAAACATACCACCCTCATCGGTTACCGTACCCTTATCAGTACCTACTACAACAATATTAGCATTAGCTAATGGGTCTCCTGCTTCTGATGTAACTTTTCCCGTTACCGATTGTGCGAACAACATCATCGGTGTTAGTAGAGTCATCATCATAGCAATTAGATTACGATTTCTCATATCGAATCTCCTCATTATTGTTATGTACGACACATTTTTCTACAGGTGTGTCTACTGCCTGTTTCTTGGTATGCGAAATCTTAATTGGCATATTCTTGGTCATCATTATCACCTGTAAATGATGGAACTTCACAGCTATCATTATTACAGAATTTATCTATTTCAGCTTCCTCATTTTTGATAACACCAAAAGACAACTTACCTAGTTTTTTCATTTGTTTATTGTATTCTTTTTCATCTATAGCTTCATATGGCATTTGTGGATATGCACCATAATCGTGTCTTGGTAATAACGATATACCTTTCAAGTGATATTGAAAATAATTTAACACTTGAGGTATCTGTTCACCCTCTGTTTTAGGATCGAATGTAACCGTACAACTCACTTGGTTATCAGCCCAATGTCGTTGCATAAATGCAGCTAAACTAAATTGTTCCCAAATAGATAACTCACTTGCAGTTCTGATACCCTCTCCAACATCTACTGGCACCTCAACTACGCAAGTTGTATCTTCAGAACCAAATGCAGGTTCTATCTTGTAACCTGCTTTCTTCATAGGTTCAATTAGTTCAGAATGTTTAGATAACCTAATTCTTCTAATATAAAATCTACTTTCGGGATAATGTAAGCCTGGAGTAGCACCAGCCAATAATGAGACTGTACCACTTGGTTTAACTGAAGTAGTTTTGATGGAACGTGGTACAGCAAACCAATCTGAATACATCTTATCCCACTCTTGAATAACATCATATCCCTCTTCCAACCAATGTCTAAATTCATTAATACCTCTGTTTGTAACAAACTGAGCAACACCACTTACGCTACATCCAATTCTTCTGTTTCTTAGCATCACTCTGTTAGTATCACTCCAATGTGTTCTACCAAGTGTAACTGTCTTTGCATATAAATATGCGTATTTTAGAGTTCTTGCATAATCTTCGAAACTATCGTGGTTACTTGGAAATGTTTCCACAAGGCAACACAACTCATATGATTCAAGTGTTTGCTCTAAACAAGGATTACCACCCATAGCTCTATAATCTTTATCATCACCACCATTTTTAATTCTTGAGTAATGTCTCATATTTTCTAACCAAGCAAAACCTGGCTCACCATTATCTACAATACGTTTTGCAGCTTCTGTATAATCCATACCAAGTTCTGCAAAGATAGAGTTATTAGATGTCCATCCAAATGTTTCTCTATGTGGATTAACCTTATAGTTTTTTAAATCCAAGTATTCTTCATTGTGTGGGTCACCAAAAACTATCTCAGCAGTTCTTCTAACATTACCTGCCACAACACACTTACCAATAAGATTCATTATATCTACGATCGTAGTTATTGTGATTGGTTCACCACTATTTTTTTCTAATACTTTTCTGATATCTTCGTGAACTTCTTTCAATGGTTCAGGACCTGAACTAACTCCACCGAATCCTTTGATTGGTTCTCCAGCTGGTCTTACTATACTATAATCAAATTGCATAGGAGCAGTTCCGTGGAAATAACTTTCTAAAAGTAAACGAAGTGATTCTACCCAACCCTCACGATTATCTGGTATTTGAAATGTTTCTTCAGCTCTATCTTTATTTACACCTTTAACAACAATCTCACCTGCGCCTTTAGTATCAAATCCAACTCCAACACCTAACATACTTGCATCCATAAGGAAACAAAATGGTTTGGAATAATCTTCTTTTATTGTTTTTGTTGAAACAAATGCGCAATTGTTTAGGGCGGCATATAATCCTTTTTCTTCTGTGATTGGTGTTCCCATCGCCCACAGCCCGCGTCCAGGAGGCAAGAATTTCATATTAAAAATACGCTCATACATATCTTGAGCTGACTTTTGTGCTTGCCACGCGTTCCACCCTAATTGGTGAGACTCAATCCAATTTTTTTGCATTGAGTATGTTCCCTCGACAACCCTTTGAACGGTTTCCCACCATCTCTCATTTTTACCGTTCTCTTTGATTCGAGAATAGGTTCTCATATATACTAATTCACCTAATCCATTAAAACCGAAAGGTGCTTTTTTCCTCTTAAATTTATCCAAAAACTTTTCCGACAACTGAAATTTATCCATTATGTAACGCTCCCATATAATCTATTTTTTTATTTTGAAACTCATTTTTAAATATAATATATATCCGATTCAAAACCAAATTTATTCAAATCCATCAAGATTTTTTTCAGTAGTTTTAAAATCGTCATACTTATTTTTTAGAAAGCCTGTCAACATTTCATCAGAATTCATTTTTTCAGTTTGTTCTTTACCTTGCCAAGAATCCCCCTCAAAAACCTCAAGCTTACCTACGTTTGTGTTAATATTGGCAGGATACGTATTACCATCTTGTCCAAACCTATTCTTCATAATATGAACCCTACCTGTATTAGCTATCTTATCTGTTGCTTTTCTACTAACCGACATAATAAAATCTGCTGTCATAACCTTACTATAAGATTCAGCAACCTTATCAGCCTCAATAACATCCTCTTCAAGAGAACTTCTATTAGCTTGTGATGCAGTCCATATTGGAATATCATACTCACCAGCTAAACCTCTTAAATCTTCATAGATGTTACCTAATTGTAACCTGTAATCTTTTATACCACTCGTATCTCTGAGTATATCAGCATAGTCTACCAAAACTACATCTGGCATTTTATCGTGTAGCTCTAAGTTTTTTAAGTGAGCAGAAAGAGTTTGAACACTAGCAGTTCTTGTTGGGAAATATTTTATCAACAAATTGCCTGTTAGCTTACTAATAATCTTTTCTACATCACTCATACTATATTTTAGATTAGCAGTTGGAATACCTGTAAAGATAGTATCATATCTTAACCCAACATACGCTTGATTTAACTCAAGTGTATAATGCACTACCGATTTACCCCTCTTAACAGCATCAGCACCAATCGATTGTAAGAACCAAGTCTTACCTATACCAGCTGGAGCAACAACAACTCCAAGTTCTCCTTTACCTAAACCACCATCCATAACATCATTGATTACATCCCACGGAGTTTTTATTGTATCTCTTGTGGATTCCTCAAATCTTGATAATAGTTCATTTATATAATCGTGTCCTAAATCAGATAATGTACCAGCCTTCATCGCTTTATCTATAACAGTCTTTATCTTATCATATTCACCAATTTGTAACAAATCAACTGATTTTAATATAGCATTTTTTAAACTTTGATTCTTACAAAACTCAATCATTTTCTTCTGAACAAAATCTAAATCATCAGCTTCACGATAGTTGTAGACATCTTTTAAATTAGATATTACTGAAGTCTTTAAGATATCATCTTGTATATCTTCTATAGATATTTTCAAAGCCTCTAACGTTGGCTCTTTTTTGAACTCTAAGAAATATTCTTTGGTTTGTTTCACTAACCATTTATCTGCTTCACTATCAAACATATTAGATTCTAATATATCAAATATAGTTTGTAGGAATGGTTTTTTAAATATTAGGGATGTTATTATTTTCTTCTGAAATGAAGTGCCATATTGGCTAAGTGAATCTTGATTCAATTACTGCTCTCCATATAAATCTTTTTTAATATCATTAATTTTTTTATCACGATAACGTTTGACAGCACGCCGTTTGATTTTTTCTTTATTTCTCTCGTAGTATTCCATATTCCAACGACGTTGAGCTTCTTTCCTTTCTTCTTCAGTTATATATATTTTTTTTCTACCCATAATACAATTTTATTTTTTCATATAATTATCCAGTCTGAGAAAGTGTTGATTTAACCAAGTATCAATATTAGGTAGGTTCATAAACAACCTATCTTCAAAGAATAACTTCTCAAATTTAAACTTCTGTAATCTTGGTTTAACATTATCTATCAAATCAAGTATTTTAATTTTTGTATTACCTGATATATCAACATCACTCAGCTGCATTAGCCTATAATTTAAATCAATTAAATCAGTATGTTCAGTTAGTTTTGATTTTAACTTATCTAAGGTGAAGTCCTCTGAATCACATAATTCAGGAAACTTTTTTACTGCAGTTTTCAACCCAAATCTCGGAACACCTTTTATATTATCAGACTTATCACCATCTAATATTTTGTAGTAGATAAAATTAGTTGGATGAACCTTGTATTCATCATTAACTAAATCTACATCGTATAGTTTTTTTCTTACAGGACTCCAAACTTTAATATCTTCCGATACTAATTGTAGGAAGTCCTTATCAGTAGACATAATTATAGATTTTTTAAATCTATTTTTTGCTAAGTACGCTATAACGTCATCAGCTTCTATATTATCTACTGCCATAACATTTACAGGTAAAACCTCAAGATAGTTCAACAATCTTTTCAACTGAATTATCATATTGGTTTTTTCATCATCAGATTCAAGACCATCTTGTCTATTCAATCGAACTGCACCAGTTCTTTTTTCTTTATATTCAGGAAATATTTTCCGGCGACGAGTAGAACCACCTTTACCATCAAACACTATTACAACCCTTGTTGGTGATAACATATTAATAGCGTAACCTACACTCCTAAGAAAACCTACCAACCCACCAACGTGTATACCGTTATCATTCATTGTTGGCAAAACACTAAACACTCTAATAAAAGTGTTTAAACCATCAACTATTAATACTTTATCATCTACATCGCCGCCGTGAATATCCTGTTTAGACTTATCTTTTATCTGATTGAGAATGGATATATAGTTGTCATTAGACATTAATCATCCATTACATCTTCAGTTTCAGTAACATCATCTATACCTAGTTCACTCATATCATATTTGAGAACTAGCTTTTCACAAATCATATTGTAACAATGTTCCTTAAACTCTTCATCTTCCAATTTCTCATTCCAATCTTTAGATTGAAACTTGAGTTCTTTACCTTTATGATCGTTCATAGTATACCAAGCACCACCTTGCTTCACAAGTTTATGGTCTTTCAATATCTTTAACCAACTACCTGTATCATCTATACCACTTTCAAAGTATAATGGAAACTCGGCTTGTCTTAGTGGAGGACCTAATCTATTTTTGATAACCTGAGCAAGTATAGTCATTCCAATTACATTACCTTTACTATCTTTAATCTGTCCTTTATTCTTTAACCTAACACGAGTTGAAGCGTGAAAAGGTAAAGCTTTACCACCACTTGTAGTCCACGGGTCACCAAACATAACACCAAGTTTTTGCCTGAGTTGATTCGTGAATACAAGAGCAACTTTTTGTCTACCAATCATTTGGGTAATTTTTCTCATTGCTTTAGATATGATAATTGCTTTTGATGTAGCCCAACCGTCTTTATCATAATCAGCTTCCATCTCAACTTTAGTTGATGCAGCAGCTAATGAATCTACAAGAATAGTTACTAACCTATCTTTATCTGATTCACGTACTTTAGCTACTATGTGTTCTATAGCTGAGAATATATCCTCAACAGTTTCTAAGTGAACATACAACATACTATTGATATCTACACCTATAACCTTTAGAAAATCTTGGCTTACTGCAGTTTCAGTATCTATGTAAACTGCTACACCACCTTTCTTCTGAGTTTCAGCTAACATATGTGCACCAAGTAGAGATTTACCACTTGATTCTAATCCATTTAATTCTGTAATCCTACCGACAGCGATACCACCATTCGGGCGATTAGATATTGCTAAATCTAACATTGTAGAACCAGTTGATATGAATTCTTTTATATCAGTTGGTGTGGTTACACCATTATCTAAAAAGAAAGCTACATTATCTTTACTACCTTTAAATGATTGATTTAGATTTTCGGCTAAAATGCCTGCGAGTTCATCTCGTGTACTCATTTACTTCTCCTATAAAAGTTATGGGGCAGCTGATGCTGCCCCAATTAACTAACTTAACTATTGAATAAATCGTCAAATGAATCTGTTACAGATTGAACTGAATCAGATTTACCTACTGGAGCATTTGTAGTTTTTTCTTCGGTAGGTTCATCTGCATCGTCATCATTTTCTGAATTACCATTCACCCAATTTTCAAGGGCTAATGTTAGTTCCTCATAACTCTGCTCTTTATAAATCTCTCGGATATCTTTTTGATTCTCCATAAGATTTTCCATTAAAGAAGCATCTTCCGTGATCGGTGTTTGATTAGGTTTAACCCTAATACTTGTTTTAGGATACTGAGCACCCAATTCTTCTGCTGTTTTGAACTCGACAACAATATCACGACCATTCATTGAGTCGGTGATATCAAAGTAATCAGGATCGGTATTAATAGATAACAGTTCTTGATAAACTGTTTTACCAAATCCCCAAAACTTAACACCCTCTGATTCTTGTCCTCTAACCACGATTGGTGCGAAAGTTCTCATCTTAGCTTCTAACTTTCTACCCATAGCGTAATCATCACGATTGCCGTTAGCTTTCAATTTCTTCGAAAACTCTTCGATTGGGTCAGGACGTCCAAATGAAATTGGTGAAAGATAATTTTTCTTACCAATTTGATAATGAAAGTACAATTCAATAAAAGGATTTTCCTTATTGAATTTGTAAGGTACTATTCTAATTTGGGTTTTACCAGCTGATGGTTTCCACAGATTACTTACACGAGTATTTGATTCTTGAAGTTGGGATAACCTTGCTTTTATTGCGTTAATATCCATTCGATATTCTCCTATTGTTTACTGTTTATTTGTTAATTCGTATTCGAGACATTCTCGTCTCAAACATAAATATAACCTTATGTTTAAAAAACGTATTTTTTTTATTTCGTTAAAAACATTTTGTTCATAGTTTTAGCCACTTCCATTACATTCGTAACGTTAATGAAACTAGCATCTTTACCATACATAGTTTTGAAATCTTGAACATATCTATCTCTATCATACGTATCACCGATGAAGTAAGATAAAACATTAACTCCCATACCACGTATCTTGTTTACCATTTTTTTAGTATGATTCAAAGCATCACCGTAATAGTAGTCAACACCACCACCACTAAACATTGGCATTCCATCTGAGAAATTCAAGAAGTAAGAATCTCTATCATTAGAAGTAGGAATGATATCTTTTAAGATAGCTTCGAAACACAAGCCCTCAGGAGTAGTTCCACCAGGTCTTATGAAAGCAAAGTGTCTCTTGATTTTAGACATCTTATCAACTCTTGAATCATAACCTACAGCTATTAAAGGCATATAATTACTATTCCCTCTAGTTCCTCTAGCAGCCTCGTGTGTAGTTCTAAAAGAAACAACGACATCAACATTTTGAATCATTGAAGCAGCCTGACAAATAGCGACAACTGAAGTCATCGTCTTATCCCACTTATCTCCACTCATACTACCTGAGGCATCAACTGAGATATGTAAGAAAGCATCCGAGAACTTTTCCACAAAAGTAGTGTTGAAAACTCTCTGATTTCCAAAACCTAATTCACTAATTAATCTCTTATCAATCTTACCACTATCAAGTCTAGTCCACTTGGTATCTCTTGATTCTCCACGAACTTGAAGTTTTCTACCAAGTTTCTTACCAAGAGCGATACCTTCATTGATTGGCACTTTGTTGTGTTCCATAACTCTAAGATAGTAATCCCTTAAATCTGTTCTATTTCTATCTCTGAAATTTGTACTCATTAGAGCTGGAAAAACATAATCATCAAACATACCATCAGTAAGTTTATTAACATAAATACACTTTACACCTTTTACAGCAACAGGCTTGTAACTACCACTCTCATAATCATACTGCTCTTTAGTAAGACCATCACCAACGTTTTTTAACTCAACACCAGCTTCTTCCATACTCTTGACAATACCTTCATCTTTTTTAGATAACTTACCTGTCTTAGGTGATTCACCATTTATAAACTTCTTCTGCTTCTCAATAGCATTAGCAAGTTGCTTTTTCTGATTATCAGTAAGTTCTACTACTTCACCACCACTACCACTTTTCATCTCACCATTTTCAATAAGTTTTTTTATTTCATCAACTTTTGAATCTGGAACTGAACCACCATTACTCATCTTATCACCATCTGATATTTCAGAAGCAGGCTTTACTTCACCTGTCTTATCATTACTAACTGCATTAGGTAGTAATTTGTAAATAGTGTAAACAACTTCTTGAGCAACTTCAAGAGCTTCACTCGTAGATTGCATACTCTTGATACCACCCATATCTTTAAAGATAAGATTGTAAATTTTATCCAACTTAGGAAGAACATCTAACCTACGATTTTTATTAGTAAAGTTTAATATTCTGAATAAGTATGAATCCCAACTGATAGAAGTATGTTCATCAGATAGAACAGCTTTGTCAATCACTTTGGAATGAAAATACTTATCATACATAGAAGTGTAGTAACCCTTGTAGCCAGGTGAAGTAGTGAAAACATAATAGTCAATACGTCTATCCTCAACGTAGTTCAACATATTTTTTACGTGTCCCATCACATCATATCTACTGTATCCTGCCCCCTTACCAAGTTCATAAACATCGTGTCTAATTTCGAACTCAAGATTTTTAAGTAGAACAAAATCAGAAAGTTTAATATGTGAACCCTCGTGAAGAGCCAAACCAACCGTTGAGTCAAAGTTTTTATCATCAAGTTTAGAACCGATAGTAACAACTTTACCATCAGTATAAGAATCATTACTGGTTTGAAATCTTACAGGAATAGAAGAATCGCCAGTAACAATACTAACGAAATTTGAGATAGCTCTACGATACGAAGCCAAAGCAATATGGTCAACACCACGTTTTACTTCTACTTCATCATCGTCAAAAATACTTGTTTTACGAGAATCTAAATCACCCATCCAAAAGCCAGAGTAATTAGTATTATTAGAAGAATACTTTTCTCGAAGAGCCATCGGATTGAAATGTTTTAACTTTGACATATAACCTCTATTATTTATATTAGATCTTAATACATTTTGACCATATGAGTCAAGTCTTTTTTTAACTTTTTTACCCATATTTTATAAATTCTTCTGTCTCTATAAAGTCATCTCCTATATCTTCTATAGCTTGTTCCATAGCAGTTTCTTGTTCTGAGCCAGTAAAAGCCTCTTCTTTAGATTCTTTTAACATTGACTTCATTACATCCTCAGCCTCAAGACAACCGAAAAGTTCATATCTCTGAAATATGGTCATCTTCTTAACTTCACTATAAGTGTATTTACCTACGTTAGAGTTCATTTATTATTCCTTTATTTTTCATATGAGAATATAAGAATAAAAATGTATATGTGTCAAGTCTTTTTTTAAATATTTCCGTGAGTCTCTGTATCGATTATCTTGTGTAGTTTAGTATTTATACGTTGAACTTTCTCTGTAGAGTCGTAAAGTAGTATACAATTTTTGTAATTATCCCAATCAATACTAAAGCTCTTATCCAGTATACCATTGTTGAGTTCTCTAATCAGCATATTTAGAGCGTTAATGGTATATAATGTATTTGATTGCTTTTTTCTATGTAATGATATGGTGTTTTTAGCCCCCTGCAAAAAGTCATCTGTTTTTGGTATATTATATGTACACATCAACTGAGATGAATCATCTGTATTTGATAGCACATATATTTTATTATACATTATTTCGTTGCATTCAACGATTAAATCTATAGTTGGTTGTAGACTATTCGTATCTGTAAAAGTACATAATAGTTGTGTATTCATTGTATTATTTCACCTTGCATTGTAAGAATCCTATAGTATTTTTTGTTTTATTATTGTAAGTACGTTCTACTTGACGTTCACCTGTAGCGAGTATCTTAGATTTATCTCTACCGTTTAAAATTGAGACTTCCTCTCCATTTTCCGTTTCATACTCAAAAAAGGCTACACTATCAGGATTATCACCTTTATAATATTTTCGTTTATCTTTTGCCATCCTTAATCTACCATCTTCTAAAGCTTTTTTCATTTTATTCACAACCTTTTCAGAATTTTTGTTTGGTGGAATGGGTACAGATACCACCTTACCTTTATCTACATAAAGAAATTCTCTCATTTCTTTTGGTGGATTAGTGCCAACAAAGTTCCACAATAAATGGTCAAAAAGCACGTTAGCCCCCTTTTCTCCTCCAGCTTCTTGTGCAACTTCCATAGTAGCTTCTAACATACTTTCTGCAAAGTTGGTTTTATCTTCTGGCATATTAACCATTTTGTTGTAATACTTTTCTCTAATCGCTTCAGGTAGTTTTGAAATCATTTTTTCTTTATAGTCTTGTAAAGCTTTTTTACGTTCTTCACTTTCTGGTTCAGTTGAAGCTATCGCATCTCTTGCTTTTCCAGCGCCTAACTGTCCTAACTGACTATTTGTTCCATCTTTTATTGAAATACCCACTAAAAGCACCTTTTCACCATCAGGAGTTGTACCATAAACAAATAAATCTGACCTATTCTCATCTGTATCCAATCCACCTTCACACACTATGCTCAACTTCGTACCCTCTGGTAAATCTCCTTGTTCAATCGCACTATCTAATGTAGATTTAGCGGCTGCTCTAATATCAGCTACATCTTCTTTATCTAAAAGAGGTTTTAATAAACCTAAAGCCTTATCAAAATTATTTGGGTCTTGTAACCAAAGTTTTCCCGTTCCTTTTAATTCTTGTACATTTACTACAGTTCCTTCAGATGTTGTAAATGTTCCCTCATTTATTAATTGAGTTAATGCATCACTCATTGACTCCGGAGTTATATCTTCAGTTCCTGCAATAACCATAGATAAAGCTGATATCGCTTCGTATGCTTCTGATTCTCCTTGTGCTTTTCCTACTCCTGGATCCTTTTTTACAAATATTTTAGATTTAGTTCCATCTGGAGCTACAACAAAAAACTCTGTTGGTTTTGAAGTTTCTTTTATTTCATAACCTTCCTTTTTTAATTCTGCCATAACTTCATCTGCTTTTGCTTTTCTAACAGCATTATTACCACTATCGGTTAGAACTCTTAAATGTATTGTGCTTTTAGCTGAAGTAGCAAAAGAGATAAAATTAAAATTTTTAGTAGCAGCTGCTGTTGATCCTGGTATAACAGGAGAACCTGCTATCTTTTGTATAGAATCTGCCATTTTTTCTACTGATTCTACTTTATCTTTTAGTATTTTTTCTGAAAGTTCTTTATCTGCGTTTTCAAGATTTTTTAATGAATCTTCTTTAACTTTCTGAAATGTTTTTAGCCCACTATGTCTATCTTCTAATGTTTCGGATTCTGTAGTTTCTTCTTCATCATCTTCTTTTTCTTTGTACTTTTTGATATCATCCTCGGAAGCATTTTTCTTAATTAAATCTTGTGTTTTTGGATTATGTTTTTTAACAGGATAAATGTTACCACTTTTTTTATTTTTAATGATATCATCCTCATATAGATTAGAAATTAGCTCATCTATTGCATCTCGTGCCCATTCTTCTTCTACCAAAGCCTCTTTCAACATTACAATATCAGCGTGTCTCTTCCAATTAGGCGCACCACCCTTACATTTGTAAGCTATTTTATTTACAATACTACTGAAGTTCATAACTACTCATTTCTTGATAATTTTTACCTATGGTAGTTTTAGTGGAATAACCGTCAACCTCAAGTAAGTTTTTTAAATCTAACAAAGTTTTTTCTCCGTCTTGTTTACAAAAATCAAAAAGAAAAGCATCGTAACTATATAAGATTAATTTACTTTTCTTATCAGCCAAGTACTGTTTGATATCATTAATCAAGCGTATATTTCTTTCAGTCTCTAATGACTGAATCATATAATTAAACAACTTATTAGGGTTCATATCATCAAAAGTTGTTCTTTTAAATACTCTTATATAAATATCAGTAGTTACTTCTTTTTGCGTGGTAAATGTATTCCAAAGAGTATCTATATATTCCCTAACCCTATCAAAGTAATCAATTTGTTTAGAAATTTCTTTAGGTATACCACCATAAAGGTATTTAAAACTTAGTTTCTTGGATTCTTCATAACTAACACCATACTCTTTAGCCATATGTTCGTGTACTGAACCATTAGGAAAACTATAACCTACTTTATCTGCGATTAATCTTAGATGATAAGCATCAAAATCATACTCAACTAACATACCATCATCGAATCTACTTATATATTTCTCTCTACTACCATCGGTTTTGTTCAGAGCTGCATAGTTAACACCACCAAATCTATTAGATGGACGACCTGTAGATGTAAATGAATTATACTGAGTATACTCTATACCATCTTTTGTGTGTAGTCCACTTTGTTCTATGTAATTTAGGTTTTCTATTATCTCATTACTATATTGTTTACACTCAAACTTTTCTAATATATACTGACAATACTTAAAAGCCACCCTACAATATTCTAAGTGTTTCATCAATGGTATGAAGTTGTTTATATTCTCCACACCATAGTAGTTAACTTGATACCACCTATGCGCATCAAATGAGTATAACTCTTCAATACCAAAGTACTTACCACTCACCAAATGTAGGTAGTGATTTAAATCAGTATAGTTAGTAATCTTATATCTATGTAACAACTCTTTAGCGCCAAATAGATACACCTTACCGAAATTATCAAACTCATTACTAACTAAATCCACTTTATTCGAATCAGAGTTCTTGAGGTTAATTAGATAGTCTTGTTTAAAGTCATTTATATAAATAACAGATATGTCATTTTGGATAGGGTGTTTGTATGCATCTTCATATACGAATTGCATAAAGATATCTTTACCCTTTAGCTTTTTATATAACCTATCAAGACCTTCTACAGTCTCAATTATTTTTACTTTTTCCATTCAATGATATTGTACTCGTTTGCATATTCATTTTCGGGATCGAAGAAAAACGCAATTAGAGTCCATCTATTACCTCTAGTTACTGGCTCAACTCCGTGTATAGTTAACCCGTTATGAAAACTCCCACAACCTTTATTTATAACCTTACTTTGTTTTACTTCCCTATTATTTAGGTATTCAAATTCACCACCCTCATAATCAGAAAAATTATTTAATAGTATAGTCATAGATACAAGAGATAAATCACAATGATGTCTTAACTTACCTCTAGCACCATCACCATACTTTCTCACGAAGAATTCTGCATTAGTAATCTCAGAGTTCATTTCGTAAGCTATATTTACGATATTATCTATCTTAGCTTCACCACACATATTTTCCATATCTTTTTGTAGATAGTTCACCTGCCACTCTGGTTCTCCGTCTACTGTATCTATTCTTCCACCATCTATGTGCTTGTCTGTATGATTTATTAAGTATTCACACGCTTCATCAGATAGAAGATTAATCTCATCACGTGGACTCTCATCAGAAAGAAAACATTGTTCAACTCTCAACCTAGCATAATCTGTACGAACATCTTGTTGAATTTTATCAAGAATATTCCAAGCTTGGCTAGAGGTGCCTGTATTTATCAAATATAACCTTTATTTATAGTATTTAATATAATTAGTGATTAGTTTTTTCAAACCACGAAAATTTTTATCAGCGTTTAAAACCACCTGTCTATTTGCTTCCATAACTTTAGTTCTATCGCCTGTAAGTTTCCAAAATATTGATTCGTACTGATACAAACTATCTACATCAACAACTCCTTTTTTAATTTCAAATGGAACTGAATCTCCTACTTTTTTAGCAAAGTATCTTACAAAAAATCCTTTTTTATAATCAATATTTGTTGGTTTTGTTTTACCGCTAACAACTGAATTTACAAAATTAAAATTGTTTGAAAGTAGTTGATATTTTTGTTTATCATCTTGAACATCAATCGGATATATGGGATTTATAATTTTTGAAGTTTTATCGTGAGATTTACCTGTCATATAAAAAATTTGCCCACCCCTTGTGTAGTGTGCGTGATATTCTAATCCAGCTGGAACTAAACCCTTATCCTCATAGTAAAAACTTTTAGCTTTTGTTTTACCTAAATGCTTTACATTTAAAGTCTCTCTTACAATTTCTTGAACTCGTTTACTCATTTTCTACAACCTCAACATCATATTTCTTTTGTAAGATATGTACACTTTTCTTTGAAAGTGCATCTTTTATTAGTTCAACAAATTCTTCATCTTCTTTGTTTAAAGCTTTTTCCATAGGTTCGTAGAAAGAATCAGGAACATCAAACTGAGTTTTTAATTGCTTTTCATTTGGTCTGTACCTCATAGTTCCAGTAATAGTTGTAGTCCAATTATTGTCAGATAAATTATGAACCACCGATGTAACAATAAAATACGTTTTATCTTTATATTGTTTTGGTAGGTAAGATATTCTGAATCTATCTCCCCACTTTAATCCAGCAACACCTAATATGGTAAATTCTAATTTTACAGGTTCTAAGAGTCTAGTTGTCTTACCCGATACTATTTTTCCTCCTACTATTACTTTATTATTTAACCTATAGTTCATACGTTCTTGATATCGAGGATACATTCTACCATAGCTATCTAAAGATGTGATAGCATTTATACTACCTCTAGATGTTCTTTTTTCAACTTTTATTTCTTCTTCTTCTCCTAAACCCACTAATCCAAGTAAAGCTTTTCCGCCTGTAAGAGTAAGTTCTTTGGTAAACTCCCAACCATTTAAGATAAACTGTTTAACATCTTCTCCTGCTTCAGCTAACGGACTAACAATATCTCTTTTTTTTACAAAAACTTGTCCTGGATTTATCTTTCCACTACGAAAATACTTACCATTCTCATCTACAAAGCCAGTAACTCTAATTTCCCCTTGCTGAAATGTTGGTTTTAAAAAGATTCTTGATTGTGCTTTCGCATTTTCTCTTGATAATTCTGTTATCAACTGATACTTTAATTTATCTGAGCCAAAACTTCCATTCATTAAAGGTTCATCATTTGTTCTATTATTTGAATACATAGCAGCTAAACCTGCTGAGTCTGGTATGGTTATTGTCAAATTAACATTTGAAACAAAAGGATCGTATGTGTTATCACTATCACTTAATCTTTGAAAGGTTGGAAACTCATATGGTTGTATAGATTCTTGAACAGCAGGAACAGAATCTAATTCTACAGTTGAAGTCCAAGTTTCGTTTCTATCTAATCTATCGAGTTTGTAAAATCCACCATATTCTGTTTCTATGTAATTATATAATTTTCCCAATCCCTCTTTAAGAGATACAGCATCGATAAAGCATTCTTGTATCAATTTCCAATGTAGTAATACTCTTCTCAATGAACCTTTAGCGTCTGGTATAACACTAGCTTTTTTCTCTCTAGCATCATACATCGTAGTATTCTCAGATACAAAATTATCAAATGGAAGTGCAGCTTCTGATAACTTTACGTATTCTCTTACTATTGGATGGAAACTATCTAAAACTCCTATAGAACTTCTTGAAACATCATTACCATAACTCTGCGAATTAAAATCTCCTGATATATCTACATCTTCTTCTTTTATTTCCTTTTTAAAAGAATCTGCTACTTTACCTGGTATAATCATTTTTTCAGGATTTGTTGTGTATAAAAATTTATGTGAGTTTAGTAAGTTTGGATTACCATCAACATCAACTGATTGCACCCCTGCAACATCACCTGCAGGTGAGTTTACCATACCATAAGCAACTGAAAGAATATTATCCTCCATCCAACCCCACGTACAATAAGGACCAAGTTCATTATTAAATTTATCAAAATTAAATGTTACTTTTGGTGCACTCTTAATAGTTCCTTTTAGTGATTTGTAGTAAAAGTTTACAGGTTTTAAATCACCACGATAAAAAATACCATTTGTTCTAATTGAATCATATGGTGTTGCTACCTTATATCGAAAGGTTTCTATTGGGTCTAAAACATTAATTGTCTTAGATTCAGTACCACCTACAGCTCCAGCACATCTAATCATATATTCTTGTAAGTTATCAAAGAAATCTTTTGGTGTAGCAGTTAAATATGTATTCATATCTTTACGTGCTTCTTCAAAAATATTTGTACCAAGCGCTGTGTTAAATACTTCACCTGCTCTGTTAGTAAAATCTGATTTAAGTTGTTTAAGAGGGTTAAAATTCTTATCAAGTATTGATTTTTTTGTTGATTGTGGAGATGGAGTCTCAAAATAACCTATAGAGTAAGTGTTATCACCTTGAGAACTAGCATTAAAAAGCATAGAGTTAGAAATCATTTCTAAAGTAAAATTAAATGCACCTGCCTCGTTAACAGTGTATTCATATGATTTAGTACAACCTATAAGAGCTTCAGATTTTCCTGTTCTTTCTCTATGTTGGTTCACTATGTTAAAAATAGAACTAACATCTGGATTGTTGATAAGAGTATCTAAATTAATTAAATCAGAACTTGTAGGTTGTGAGTATCCCCACTCCAATAACCAATAATTTCCTGGCGTGAATAGATACGGCTGATAAAAGTTTAAATCCTCTATACTTGGTATTATACCTTTCAAAGATACAATGGAAACTAATCCCTCTGTTAATCCTTGTTGTGTAACATTTAAAGATGTCAACCCAGCCGTTGGTCTTCCTCTTCTCTTTGCATCAGGATTATATTCTAAGGATGGTGGAGCAACTTTCCCAAACGCTCCAAGAGAACCCTCTCTTAACATTAATTTATTTCTAAGAGCCTCATCGGATTTATCTATTCCTATCAGTAAAGGAACAATACGAATATAGGTTGATTTTACTGCCTCTTGTTCAGTAACACTTTTGTTTTTTCCTCTATTAGCTAAATTCTTACTACGAGTTTCTAAAAGTTTTCTGACACTTGGTGTTATGTCTTGTTCTAATCCGGCTCTCATTAGTATTCATAATCTTTTATTATTTCATTAAGACGACTTGGACTTGGAATACGTACCACATCTATTGTTGAATCTATGGCATAACCTTTTTTTCCTATCCCATTTGCTCTAGCTATAACCCACCACAAATTTTCATCATCATAATATTGTTTAGCTAAACTACCTAAATTTACACCATCAACTCTATTCACAAATAAATCGGTATCATCAACATCGATTGATGGCAATAACTTGGTTACATAGTATCTTTTACCTTGTTTACTTGTCTTGATATTATTGTTTGATTTGTATCTCATTTTTTTACCTAGCTAAATTTAAAGCAGATTTAACTGATTTTACTATATCGCTTGCTTTAGGAGCAAACTTACTTTGATTTTGTTTTGGACTAGAAAAGTTAAGTCCACTTGTATCACCAAGTTTACTATTTACTGCACTATCTGAATTTGCACGTAGATTTAGTATATCTTTGTTATCAACTACATCATCACCATCATCTTTTAAATATCGTAAACCATAATGTTTACCAACCATTCTTAATGGATACTCACCAATGTATTGAAAGTCAATCGCAGCCTCTACATACTTTGGTAATTGTAAGTTAGGATTAATATCCCACGGTGATTGGTCAGTTACTGTTAATGAAATATTATTCATTAGACCAGGTGCAGCTTCAAACATTTTACCTATAGTAAGTCTAACCAATGGTGTAACCATCTGTCCTCCACCAATACCACCCTCTTGATATTTTGCAGGATAAGCTAATCCAACTAAGTAGTTAAGTTTTTCCCACCCATATATTAATTCTTGTTTTGTTTGTGCAGCGTATTTAAATGTAAAGTTTATATTTCTAACAGCACCTTTATAGATATAAACTTGGTCAGGACGTCCTAAGTATCTAATTGGTTCATACTCAGGTCTGACTGTATCGGTTATAGCACCTAATATAGCTCTAAATTGAATGTTTCTTTTATTTACAACATCATAGAAAGAAAATGTAATAAAATCATCAGCTACTGAATCTACTTTTTCTCCTAACGTTGGTGATTTTAAGGTAACTAAATCTGATTTTTTAGCATCCTTGATTAGTCCTAACTCACCATTTTCAGCATATCCATTCATACCAGCGGGCGCTGAACCATAATCTGGTAAACTAATAACTTTTTCTTGTTGTAAATAATCCGTTACACTTTCATATCCTGCTAATTTAGCTGGATGATAATTACCTAATCCTTTTTCGTTACTTACTAATTTAGAATATGGTAACGTTTCGTAGTAAATTTGATTGTAAGGTTGAGTTCCTAAAATATTTTTAAACGGATACAACCCATCAGGATTTGCTTGTAACATATTTGGTTTGTAATCTGTATCATCGGTGAAAAAAGCTCTACTTACGTGTATAAAAGGAAAACTATGTTTTACTCCAAAATCAACTGCTACATTGTTTCCTGTTCTTTCTTTATATCCATATCCAGCAACCTTACCAAAGTCAGGTCTATCTTGTACCCACACACGTGATTTATCTCCATCATCATCGTGTCTTGATGGATAACCATAAGGTGCATACACGTTATATTTATTTAGGTTTGATGGTGCACTTATTTGAGACAATACAACTGCTTTTTCATTAAAAGCACTTTGTATAGCATTTGTTACAAATCTTGGGTCTACTCCTAACCTTTTTCCAACCCACGTACCAGCTTTCAAAGTTTGTTGAGTTACTACTTCAGCGAATTTTTGTTGTGCTACATTACTAATCGAATCAACTACTATCTTAGAACCTGTATTAAGTATAGCAGAACCTACTCTTCCTAACCTGCTATCTCCTAAGTTAAAGTTTATCTTAGATGATACACCACTAAAGTAGTTACCAATACCAGCTTGTCCTCTACTCACTAATGTTTTAGAAGTAGAACCTAGTAAATCACCTAAAGCACCAGCTAAAGAAGAAGATGCTAAACTTTTAAAGTCTGAAGCTACTTTTTTAATAGTTATTTTTCTTGGATTTGTAAAAGCTTGTTCAACAACTGATGCCATCATATTTTCTAACTGAGGTTCAAATCTCTTACTAAAACCTGTACCAACAGTTTCTAAGCTTCTATCAAAAGCGCTTTTAACAGCTTGCCCCTCTTGTTGTATATTTATTCTATCACGAGTAGCTACTAAGTTAGGAAAGTTCTGAGTTATATAATTACTTCTACTACCATCTTCGTCAGATACAAATCTACCAAAAGCATCTCTCGAAGATGTTCTATCAATTTTATGTCTCTCTATATGAAAGCCTGGTGTTGATGAACCTCGTATTCCTAATGGTGAGAATACTGTGTTATCGCTCTTAAAAACTTTGTACTTACCACCACTAGCAGATGAACCATCAAATGATTCTGGCATAGCGTTGAATTGCTGTAAGTTTGATTGTTTTCCAATAAACAATATTCCCTCATCAGAATCTAAAAACTTTCCTACCCTAACTTTGTGATTAACTATTTGTGTTAGTGGAAATCTAACTTCAGCTCTAATTGGTGTATTTACGTATGGTTGAGTATGGAATATATCACCTTGACTAAAATCTGATATTTTTAAACTACCTCTAGCTTTTCCAATCGATATTTCAGGTGAAGAAACAGGATTTCCTATATTAAAATCTTTATTTACATCGTTAGGTAATAACTGAGGGTACTCACCTTGTTTTGGTGGGCTTTTACTTTCAAATGGTTCAGATTTACTGTAGCCAGTTTTTCTAAACGCTTCTGATAAATTTGTTTTTATATCTAACAATCCCATTATCTTACCATTCGTTTATTACTTCTAACTTGATTATCACTAGAATCTTTAACAGCAGTTACTACTTTATCTCCCATATCTCGTATAGCATTAACTACGGGCTCTTGATTTAC